ACTATTTTAGCATATTTGAAAAATGCTTTCTATTAATTTCTATTAATACTTGAAAACTTATAAAATAAGGCTTTCTGATTTTAATAGTTATCTATTAATTTCCAATAGTTTATAAAAACCGTATTCAAAACCGTATTCAATTTTCTCGCCCGTATAGTTAAAAAAGCGAACTGAAAACAGTTCTTTTTTTATTGTCTATTCTAATAGACATTTTTAAAAAATTCCGTTATAACGGCAACAAAAAAAGCCCCTTCCGTATTGGAAGGGGTAACCTTTATTGGTTCTTATTTTCTAGCGCTTCGATCCGGGAAATTAAACTTGTTAATTCTTCCTTAACTTTACTTAAAGTTAAGAACGGATCACCGCCATTTGATAGTTTTGTTTCGATTAAGGCGTCCAAACCTAGTTCTAAATGTTTACTCTTAATGGTTTCCGTCATTTGACTTTGAAGCGCTGTATAGTTGACAAAGGTTTGATAAGCAAAATCTGAAGTTAGGTAGGTACTTAGATCCACTGCTTGCCCGGCTGGTCTAGCTTCCAGCGCTTCAATTCGCTGGACTAGGGCGCTATCATTATAAGGCTGAATATGGTGACTTTCCAAATACTGCTTGACGTTTTCAGCAATATCCACGGGGTGAATGGTCAAGTATTCAGAAATTTCGTGTTGAATATTGACTTTTCCAAGTTCTACGACTTCAGGCGCTTGATAGTTTTCAACCGACTGAATAACGTCAATTTTGGCACTTTGATCACTTGGAAATACATAGTCCCCGGATTCAATTTCAAGTTGATAAACTCCCACCGGTAAGATCTTCAGGATCTTAAAACTCACCTTTGGGCCTTCCACTGTGGTTTCAATCACTAGTTTACCTTTTGACCCAGCTAGTTTTACTTTTGCATTTTGACCGTCTAGGGCTTCAATAGGCTTTCCAGCATAATCAAGTAATTCAAATTCAAACGTTGAACCAAAATCACCTTGCTTTATGACTTCCCCGCCCTTGGTTTGGTTTAAGTTTGTAGAATTAATTCCCATCATTCCAGCATACCCCATAGATCAGTGCGGTTTCCGGCTTCATCTGTCGGACCAATAGCCATATAATTGCGGTTGCCGGAAGCTCCCACATAAGAGATCCAGCGATAGCCCGCATTTGATCCCTTGGAATCGTAGCGAACCTTTTCGCCCGGTTGGTAAGTTGCCACAATTTCACCGGTTAAATCAGGGTAACGGCGGACATTGATAGGACTATCACCGACTGTAAAAGTAGCTTCTTCAGGGAAAAATGGTACTTCATGGCTTTCCATGACTTCAGTAACGATCTCTTTGAGTTCTTCTTTTGGAAGTGGTTCGCCTTTAGGTCGGAAGGCTGTAGGGTAAAGAGTTGAATAAGGGAAGGCCATAAGATTGAAAGCACCACCACCATTTGGCCCAGCTTCTCCACCTTGGTTTTGGCCAAGAAACCAGCCTTGGTTTCCGTCAATATCACTTACAAAAATAGCAACGTGTGAAACCGGGGTCCATTCGTTTTCCGTAAAGATACAAACTTCACTGCCTTCAAGCTTTTCTACTTCATCAAAATAATCAAGAATACCGTTACTATAACGCTGTTCCCAAATATCTTTTACATAGCCGGAATTGGTACAGTTTGCAAAGGGAACGCCTAGCCAAATACAATATTTGGCGTAACCGTCCCAGCATTGCCACCCGTAAGATCTATCAATATCAAACCCATATCCTAGCACTTCATTTTGAAATAGTCGAATTTTATCCATTTTTAAAACCCCTGTTATTTTTTCCAAGCGTCATTAGCTGTTTTTACCGCTGATTCAATAAATGTATTTAACTGATCATTAGTTAAATAAATGTTATAAGCTTCAAGGCCTTCAATAAGGCTTGTTTTAGCGTGTTCTAGCTTGTCAGCGCCGTGAATGTCCAATTTATCGGCCACTTGTTCCGTAGCCTGTACGGCGTTTTTAGCTAGGATTTCAGCGGTTTCAAGTGCTTTCTTACCGCCACGGGTAAGAAGGTACTGTTTAACGGAATTAACCACAATACCAACTAACACTACTAGAATACTCATAGCCCCGCTTACCACGATATCAGTAATTTGATTCATTTCTTTTCTCCTTTATGTTTCTTAATTAATTTACTAGGCTGTTCTAGCCCTTCTTTAAGTTGAAATTTTTCATGATCAATATTTTGTTTAACAAAACGATCAAGGCCCGGAATTTCTACGCCCAGCGCTGACAAACTAGCCAAAATGCTGGATCCATAGGCCGCCATCATGGCCATTATAAAAGCGTCCACAATGGGCGCTAGATTCATATATAACGCGAACGGGTACCCAATCGCCGTTATCAGGATCATGGCCGTGTGACTGACTAAACCTTTCCGCCATTTACGGCTAGAAAAGTCATGGTAAGCCCACGCCCTTGATACTCCTAAAACAATATCAAGGGCCACGATCAGCATTAAGGCAAAAACGATAAAATGTTCATCAATCCCGTGGGCGTAGAAGTCCTTAACCACCTCAAAAATTCCAAAAATTCCATCCGGTTCAATTACTTCCACAAGTCACCCTTATTCCTTTCCAACAAAAGGCCATGCTGTTGCTGTTCCTAGTTCCAGCTTGCCACCTTTCATAAATTCGCTGATTGGTTCGCCGTTATAGGTGAAAGCTTTTTGGGCCTGAATTAAAATCTTAATTCCTTCCCCGTCAACTTCTTCATGGCTAGGGTCTTCCAATACAAATAAATCATCTGTTTGGAAAGTGTCGCCGGTTTTAGCGATAGGCAAAAGGTCCATATATTGTTTATAGATAGTTCCATAAGTGATATTTTTGGACATTACAGCGTTCAAGATTGAAACGTGTGTCAACTTAGCGTTATTTTCCACTAATTTATTGATGGTTTCAAGCTGTTCTTTCTGCTCTTTAACCTTTTGATCTCGCTCTTTTGCCTTGGCTTTCAAATTGTCGATTTCCTGAACGCTTTCAGACATGGCCTTTTCAGCGTATTCCGACTTGAAATAAGCGTCTTTAGCAAGTTCAATCGCTTCAGTGTCCGGCTTGTTCCGGTGATCCCCGGCCACTCGCTGGGTGAAGCTATCAAAGCCCCCACTAGTTGCATTTAAAGAAATGTCTGTGTGTGTGATTTTTCCATCTTCATCATATACCGGGTATTTCCCTACTACTGCATAAGTCCGCATTATTCAGCTCCTTCTACTTTTAATTCATTGAGTTGGTTTTGAAGTTCTTCTTTTTCTTTTTGAAGGGCTTCAAAATCTGCTTGTAATTCATCTTTAGCCTTTTGAAGGTCTTGTTTTTCACCTTCCAGCTTTTGGGTGTATTCACGGCAATTTTTTAATTGCGCTTGAAGCGTCGCAATAATTACCGCTTTTTGTCCAATTTCTGAAGCTAGTTCAAAATGTACACTATTGTAAAAATCTTCGTTCATTGATTTTCCTTTCTTTTATCTAAAACCGTACTTATTCAAAATGCCGGTAATGTGGTTCTTAACAGTGGTATTTTTAAAGTCCCAATTAAATTTTGAGAGTTGACCAAAACAAGTTAAGATATCCCAAACATAAGTACCAAGGTTTACCCCGGCTTGACCAATAAAAATGTTATTGATCCATGCACCGCTGAAATGCTTATCAGCTCGCCCTAAATTATGGCGGATACCTTTTTCATTCATAGGCATAAAATAAGCGCTACCATCATCCGTGTTATTGTGAAACAGCCACGGGCTACGATATGCACCGTTTGAATAAATAGCGATACGATCAGCCACGATTTCATAAAATGACTCATTAACGCCATTTCCTGAACCAGACCAAAGGCGGGTGCCGGCAAAGGTTTCATTACTTGTATTTTCCGTTTTATCGTGGTTAGTTCCTAACACGATCATAGCGGAATTAGGATCCCGGAAATGTTCAGCAATAAAACCGCTACGGGTCATTTTAAGGAATTGTGAAGAACTTGTATCATCAATCCGGCGAATGGTTCCGGTATTTGAAAAAAGATTAATCGTACCTTCATTCAAATCTATTACCGTCTTATCATTCACGGCTGAAATTTTCTTGCCCTTCATCCAATCCACCAAGGCATATTCAATCTTAGCCTTAATAAATTCAGCGTTTAAACCGTTGATATTATTAACATTCAGATTGAAAATGTTAGCTTGTGAAGCGTCAATTTCTTTAATGTGGGCCGTGTCAATTTGGGCGTTTCCAATCATTGATTTTTTAATCACACCATCTTTAATATAGGTTTTTTCTCCGATTGAAAGTAAACCTTCATTAATTTTTATTGAGCCGTCCGGGTTCAAATTTAATTGCCCCAGCACGTCCCCGGCGCTGTTCAGGTTCCGGACTGACCAGCTATTATTTAGCTGTGTTACTTGCGTCCGGACTGCTTCCACACCTTGCGCAATTTGAATCGCTTTAGCCTGTGCATTGCTAGCTAGCTCTTTAGCTTCATTGCTTGACTTATAGGCGTCATCAAACTGACTAGGTTTGTAAGGCCCTGTTCTGCTTCCTCTCACCAAAATAGGCTCCTTAAATTCTACCCAGCCGTTTTTGGCCATATAAATATAAAACGGATAATTCAGATCCTCACCGAAAAGGAAATCTTCCTTGACTGTAAAAGTCCTTTGAAACTCTCTCCAATCGTCTGAAGCTGGTGTATTAGGATCTGCTAGGTCAGCGGATAAAAGCGCTTTATTTAATTTGTGGTTTTTGACTACAAAAACAAAGTTAGTATCTACCTTTTCCCTTATCCTATATTTAAAACCTAGGGTATAGGTTTCACCGCGGTATATCTTCTTGACGTAGATAGGAAGCGTAAACCCGCTAAAATTATAGCTGGTTAGTCCGCGCGCTTTAATACTGAAAACTCCATCATTTAGGGTAACTTCTACGCCGTTTCTGTTAGCGTTAACTAGCGTATTAGTGGACATAGACATAGAATTAACAATCAAGTTGTTATCATCTGTTACATATTTTCCAACTTCAGTTTGAAAAATTTGATCATTCAAAACCATCCGGGAAATATTACTTGCTATTTCACTCCCCACGGTACCAAAGGCCTGTACAAATACATCCGACGTCCGGGCAAAATCACTATAAGCCCGCTTATTGTCTGAAAGCTGTTTGGTAATTGCCGCATATTGACCATCTAGCCCGTTCTTATAATTCGCAAACTGTGTTAATTGTCCATCTGTTCTATTGAATTTCTGTTCAATCTCACTAATTTTCTCGTTATAAGTATTTTTTGCGACGTAGTTTTTCCCAAATTCAGCACGTTCCCGGCTGATGCCTTCAGCGGTTTTAGTTTCCAAAAAGCGGTTAAACTTTTCTGAAGTTGTCCCGTCCGGGTTGAAGTTTGTAGAAATCGTGTCTAGTTTAGTTTTCAGGCCTTGCGCTGTTCTTTCAAATTCAGCTTGTGCCTGTGTTACTAAATATTCTTGATCTTCCGGGGCGGGTACCCAATCAGTTTCATTAGTTCCAGCGGAAACAATCAAATTTTTAATCTGTACGTTACCGCTACCTTCATCAAGGTTTAAATAAAATTCAATGCTTTCAATGTCTTCAGGGTTCCCCTGATTGTAAGCTTTCCAAATAAACGGCTCCGAATACTTCCCGGACTTTTCACCGGAAACATCAATAAACGCTTTACCTGTGGTAAGGTTATTTATTGCAAAGTCCCACTGCGCCTGACCGTTTTTGTATCTAACTACCCGATTGATTCGGAATTTCTTTACAGCGTCTTCCGCCTGATAGTCAAAAGAAAGTCTTAGCTTTTGATCAGTTCCCCAGCCGTGGGAATCTTTTGAAAATGTGTAAAGCTTTGTATTATTCCCGACGTTTGCCGGCTTGCCTGTGCCTAAAACGTAGTTTCTCAAACCGATATTAGTAGTGAATTTCTCCTTCACTCCGTCAATCAGTTCAGTTACTTCCGCTTTGCTTGGTTTGCCGTCCAAATCCGCCTGAATCTTGGTTTTAAAAGTAGTTAGCTCATTTTGGGCTGTTTGGTTTTGCTGTTTGATTGTTTCAAGTTCGCCTTTTGCCTGTTCCGCTATCTTCTTAGCGTCGTCCGCAAGTTTACCAAGGCCGGATTTATTCAAAGCGTCATTGATCTGTTGTTCAGTTTTGGCGCTTTGCTGGTCCATAGCCTGTTTCAGCTCATTGAATTTCTGATCAATTTTTTCCCTTAGACTAACTTCATTGTAAGTCCTTAGAATTTCTTCCCAAACTTCCCCGGTCCAGCGTAGCATGATTTTATGGCCTTCATGTTCCGGATCAGGTTTGTACCAAATATCGTTGATCATTACCTTTTTAGGGTATTTCTTAACCGGATCTTCGGTACTATACCAATTCGTGTTATAACCGTCCGCCGTCTTGATAAAGTCCGGCAAGTTTTCAATAAAGCTATTAAATTCGTTATTGATAAATTCTTCTACGGCTTTATCAGCTACGGCCTGAACCTTGGAAGATGAACTTTCACCGATCTGATCCCCTAACTTGATATCACTAGACTGATTATTTAAACGGTTGAAAGTAATTTCAAAAATCCGTGTATCATAGTCTAGCTTTTTATCATGTCGGACCACCCGGATAGTGTCCCCGATCTTGACGCCCCGCAAGTAAACGCTTGAAGTTTTCAAGGTTAATTGTGGGCGGGCTGAATTAATCAAGGTTTGGTAAGTCAACTTAATCAATTCATTCGGGTCTTCTTCCTCACTAAATTCCGTAAATCCAATCTTAGGCCTCATTGTACCGTCTGAATTTTTAATCCCGTATGTTCTAGTCATTTCGGGAATTTCTAGGTATTTTTGGCCTTTAGGCTTATCCAGCGGGTCCCCTTTAGCTTTGGACCAGACCACATCTTCAAAGGTGATTTTCCGGCCGTAACCGTCCCCACCTTTTCCGCTTTCTTCAGCGCTTGAAACCTGTTCACCTTTTCCCCGTCCGATCAAGGCCGTGAAAACGTTGGTTCTTTCTACTTCCTTCAGGATCTCTAGCGCATTATGGCCATAAACTACCCGCTTCCCTACGGCTTCACCGATTTTCTTTTTGAAATCAATGTACCGGGCGCCTATTCCGTTGCTGTTCATTTCAACAAAGAACTGCATTTCAAGGCCCCAAACCTTACAGATTTTTTTCAGGGCGTCAAATACTGAAGTATAGTAGAAATTCGTGCTGTGGTTTGTGGTGTCAGCAATAAAACGGGCTTGCCAATTCGTACCCTGTAAAAGTTCATTGATTACCGGTTTAGCTGGTGTATTTTTAGGGCGTTTATCAAATACCGGGGTTTTTCGTAGTTCTTCTATACCGGATTGAACACCGGTAAACGTGGAAATTTCCCCTTTAGTTGATTTTTGGGCGATATAAAAATAATGAAAAAGGTGTGTATCTTCCATTGACTGAATGGCCATATACTCCACCTTTTCAAATTCATCATCATTTAACGCCTTCATCTCAACTGTCAAACGGTCAGAAACGTAGTTATCAGTAGTAAGCGCGTATTTTTGGAGTGCTGACTTGATAGCATTTCTTCTCACTACTTTGATAAGCTGTTCCTCTTTATCAAATAAATAAATCACGCTCTTTCATCCCTCCAAACTACTTTCTTCACTGTCGCATTAACTGCCGTTATCGTGTCGCCGTTCCGGACTTTAAACAATTCCAGCGGGCTGAATCGGTCTAGTTCGCTCAAAATATTCCGGCCCCCGTAAGTTGCCCGAACTTCATCCGGATCAAAAGAAATCACAATATCTTGACCGGGTGCATAGCTACCCGAAAAAGAAATAATTTTAGACCCGTTCACAATCTGCACCCGGTCAGTGGTTTTTGACGGTGTGACTGTGATTGATTCCGGCAATACTTCCACGGCGTCAATAAGAGAAATAGGCCCTGTTGAAGTTTGGGGCCGTTTTTTCTTATATCCATCCGGAATTAACAAGCTGAACTTACTAACAATACTTAGGCTAGTTTCTTCAAAGCTATCTGCCCCGTTGAAATAACCATAGTAAATATATTCAGGTTCATCCATGAAAGAAATTTCAAGGAACCCGCTTTGGGCGTGTGTCCTTAAAATTTTATTTAATTTAGCGAACTTGTCCCGCATTTGGGCGCTGGTGTCCGCTGTAAGCTGGTATTTGATTTCTAGGGTGCGTTCTTCATCCTCATAATCATCCACCCAAACACCGCGCCGGCCTGTAACCTTGGTAGTTGAAACATTCCGGCCCAATAGGCCACGGCCTGAAACTGTTAAATGGCGGTACCCCTCAATTAAATTATTAAGGGGTTGACCGTTAATAATTAGATTGTCGCTAGGTTCTAAAACTGTAACGGCTTGATCTAATTTCTTCAGATTAGCGTAATTATACATATTTTTTTCCCCTCCTAGTAACTATCTAAAATTAATTCCATTTCTTGTTCATTTGTAATATCGTTTGTAAAGGCTCTATAAGCCGTATTACCAAGTTTTAGAGTAATATCCGCCGGCTGTTGTCCGACTGTTAGGCTACCACCTTCAAAGTTAACGTTTGGATCATAAGCGGTAAGGCTTCCTAGCGCTCCATCTACCGAACTTAATTCATCTTGGAATGTTCCCGATAGGTCCTTATCAGTGAAGGCATTAATAGCGCCTTGCGCCATATTTCCTACTGATTTCGCTACTTGTTCGGCCTTACTGTCTACCCCGATAATGAAACCTTGGTCAGTGTATACCCCGAATTGACGGAATACCCGCGACGGCGATTTAATACCCAGCAAACCTTTGGCCCAATTTATGGCGCCTTTAACAGCACCACCCACGGCGTCAATAAGCTTACCAGCAAACCCGGTTACACCTTTAACAAATCCTAGGATCAAATCCTTACCGACGTTAATAGCTCCACTAATGAAGTTTTTAGCGCCATTCACGGCGTTTGTAAAGGCTGTTTTAACCGCTGAAACCAAACGGGAACCGGCGCTAGTAACCGTACTTACTACGGTATTCCAGCCGTTTGAGATTGTACTTCCGATATTAGACATAAAACTACTAATAGAAGAAGTTATACCACTCCAAATACTTGAAACGGTTGAAGAAATACCGCTTAAAATTCCGGAAATGAATGAACTTATACTATTCCAAATACTTGAAATGGTTGAAAAGATAGCGTTCATTACATTTGAGATAAGCGAACTTATTCCATTCCAAATTGCTGTTGCTGTTGAAGTAATACCATTCCAAATTGAACCCAAGAAAGAAACGATAGTATTCCAAATTGCTTGCGTACTTTGTACAATGACATTCCAAGCGCCTGTAATGGCTTGTTTGATAAGATCAAAGTTACCTGTAACAAGTCCTACAATAGTGAGCAAGATTCCAGCAAACACCGCCTTAATGGTGTTCCAAATATTGGACCAAATTTCTGAAATGGTGTTAAGGATTGTTTGAATGGTGTTCCAAATCGCTGTAAATACCGTTGTAACTGTTTGAGAAATAGCGTCCCAAACTGTTGAAACTACTGTAGAAAGTGTGTTCCAAATAGTATTCCAAACATCTGAAATTGTAGTCATGATTGTTTGAATTACGTTCCAAACCGCTGTAACCGCTGTTGTAACTAAATTCACAATCACATCCCAAATAGGACCGACCACCGCTACAATAGTATTCCAAATAGCTGTCCAAATTTGGTTCAACAATTCAAGTCCCGCTTGAATGACTTGAGTAAGGCCCTGAATAGCGATTCCTACCGCCGTTTTGATACCTTCCCAAATACTCAAGGCGACCCCTTTGAGCGTTTCCCACGCGCCTGACCAATCGCCATTAATGATCTGCATGATCGTTTTGATAATTCCAAGAATGACATTTAAACCGGTTTCAACTACGTTCTTAATTAAATCCCAAACGGTTTTAACCATTGGAACTATTGCGTTCCATCCAGCTTCAATAATTGGGGCAATGGCGTTTACAATCGTTTCTACTACCGACTTGATAGCGTTCCATACAGTTTCAGCGGTTTGAAGAATAAGCTGGTGATTTTCATTCCACCAAGAAATAAGGCTTCCAAAGATCTGTTTTACAAAGGCCACTACTTCATTAATGGCGCTTGAAACAGCCTTAGAAACAGCCTGAAAGGCTGAATTAACCTTATCCCTAAATTCCTCACTTGACTTATACAAGCCCACTAAACCGGCCACAAATAGCGCGATAACACCAATCACGGCCCAAACCGGGGCGGAAATGGAACCTATAGCGGTACCGATTGAACCAAACACGCCGGAAATAGCTGAACCCCCAGCGGTAGCACTTTGGAAACCTGCGATCAGGCTTGAAATAGCGCCTGAAACCTTACTAACAATTCCGACAATTCCGCCTACTACTTTAGTAATGGTACCTACTACCGTAAGGATTGGACCGGCGGAAACTACAATAGCGCCGATCCATTTTTGAAGTGGTGATAGTGGTAAGTTATCCCAAATTGTGCCTAAAACCCGTACAATGTTATTCTTAAAGTTGATAATTGTATCTTTTAGGTTTTGCATTAGGCCTTTTATATCAGCGTTTTTCTGACCAAGGCCGGCTACAAGGTTTTGGGCTGAAGCTTTCATAGCTTCAAAGGATCCTGATACTGTTTCACTTGCTTCTTTCGCTGTTGTTCCGGTTACTCCTAGCCGTTCTTGTGTAACGTGGATAGCTTGGATCAGTTTATCAAACGGAATGTCTTTCACGTTTTTGGCCGTAGCCTTGAAGCTGTCACCCATTACGCCGGATTCATTAACCAGCCGGGCCATTTCTTCTTGCGTACCACCATAACCAAGTTTCAAGTTATCAAGCATGGTATAGTTATCTTTTGCAAAACCTTGGTAAGCGTTTTGAATGTCTGAAATGTTAGTACCGAACTTGTTAGCATTATCAGACATATCAACTATAGCCATATCCGCATATTTGGCGGCCTGTGCGGTATCTCCACCAAGCCCCTGAAGCAAGCTAGCACTAAATGAAGTTACTTGCTCCATGTATTTCACACCGGAAACACCGGCCCGCTTGTATGCTGTTTCTGAATTTTTGATAACAGTATCAGCGGAACCCTTAAACATGGTTTCAATACCACCTACGGCCTGTTCAAGACTTGCAAACGACTTGACAACTCCACCGATAGCACCAACTACCGGCAAAGTGAAACCGGCTGTCATTCCGGCCCCTACTTTGATCATGGAATCACCGACGCCATGAAGGGACCCGCTTAATTTTTCAAGACTTGACCCGGTTTGATTCCGTAAGCTCTCTAAAGAGCTTTGGGCTTCCTTTAAACCGCTTCTAAAGTCTGAAACGTTTGCCTTCAGTATGGCCGTTACGTCAAAATCTGCTCCCATTAATTACCCCCTTTCCTTGCTTGATTTATTAATCTGTTCCGTTCCGCCATGTCTAGTTTTCTAGGCGGTACGGTTTCTTTTGTAGGTTGATTTTTTTGGAAAATCCTGTCAAATTCTTCTTTATGGTTATAAAATTCTTCAAAATTCTTAAACGCTGGACGGGCTGACTTGCCCCGGCCTTTTTGCGCTTTAACAGATTGATTAAACCAAGCCTGAATAGCGGAGTTTAGGCGCTTATCCTCTTGCTGAATAGCGTAGGCCATGTTATAAATTTCAAATTCTTCTAGCGTTGTCCGCATTGCCTCCCGGAAGGTCATACCGTGCCGGGCAATAAGGAGCGCTAGGGCTTCATCATAGCCAAAGTTGGAATTTGACGGGTCGGAGTTCCCTACTCTACTAGGTTCATGGCCTTTTTGAGTAGGGGCGACGCTTTTAACTCATTAACCAAGTCTTCAATAACTTTGTCGTACTGATCATTTAAAATCAGTTCTTCAAGGTATTTCTCGATAGCTTCATTAGACGGCTTTTGTGCTTCCGTTACTGTTCCGGCCTTGATCACGTCAATAAACGCCAAAGGGTCATTTAAGGCTTTCCCGGCATTGAATAGTGTCATAGCACCGTAACCGGTTTTCATTCCTTCTAATTCCGCTGAATGAAGCTTATTCATCTCACGCAAGAAACCAATTCCAAAATGTAAAGTATAGTCTTTTCCACCGATAGTTAAAATCATGTCTTTTTTTCTCCTTTAAATCCAAAAAAATAAGGGGCTTTTAAAGCCCCTGAAAAAATTAAAGTGCTTTGCCTGAGCCTTCACCTTCTTTTGCCAAAGTGTGGTATTCATATTGCGCCTTGTTAATGGCTGATTTTTGGGTTTCTGTAAGCGTGTCAGTGCTGATCACACCATTTCCATCAATAGCCATTTCATAAGTAAGCTCTACTTTATCATCAGCGGGCGCGGAAATTTCAAAGTTTTTGAAAAATCCTTGGTAATATTCCACATCATATTTTTCCTTTCCGCCTTCTTCAAACTTGCTTGCTAGGTCCACGATCCAAACTTCAATTTTATCCGTATTGCGGAACCATGTGCGCATTTCTTTCCACATATTGACCGTATCTTTATCTTCACGGTAAGCAAGTGAAGTAAATTCGCCTGAAGTTTCACCGTCTGAAACTGAGTTAACTACTCCGTCTTTTGTTTTTGTGGTTTCAACTTCTTTTTCAGCGTTCAAAGTTAATTCCGTTTGGAATCTTACTTTTCCGGCGTCTTGTTTCTTTTGATCTTTAACACGTCGGAAAAACGCGATAAAGTCTTTCCCTTGAATTAATTCTGCCATTTGTTATTTTTTCTCCTTTTTCGTATAGGTAAAAGAAAAGTCCAAAACCACATGAAGCAATGGCTGGACATCTGTATTATCGGGTATGATCTGTTTGTTTGTAGTAGTGTGGTTTAAATTATATTCCCACTTCCCGGAAATATTTTTGACAAGCGTTTCTAAATAGGCTGAAATATCGTCCAAATAGGCCCGCTGTTCCCTTGTAGCGTAAATGTGGACCGTTTGGCCCACCGTTCCCCAAAGGTCGTTATTTTGGGCCTCCTGTGCCGTATTTTCACCAATATAGATAAAGGGGTACTTTGTCCCAGCTTCCGGCAAAAAGTCAAAAGTTGGTGCTTTTGCTTCAGCCAACTGATAAATTAATCTAAATAATTCATGGTTTGGCGTCATTTAAACACCCCCTTCATTACGTTTGTCATGTCTTCCTGAAATTGCGGTTGAACTTCCTGGATCATTGGGCGCATGAATGGCGTCCCAGGCTGAAACCTTGTCCCGTATTCCTGATATCCGGAATATCCGGCTTCGGCGTGAATATGTGCTTCCATTCCCTGGTATGAAGTAGTAATATGATTCTTCAAAAAACTTGTATCAACCGGGGCTTTTTTCTTTGCTACTGCTTTCCCCCGTTCACCGTTATTTTTTAAGACGGCTATAGAGAGTTTTACGGCGTTTGGGTGCGCGTTTGAAATGGTCATTGTCAATTTCTCCAAGCCGTGCCATTTAACACTAACCATTGATAGGGCCTACCTTTTTCAAGCGTACAGCTCCTTTTATTGGGGCGTCAATCGCTTCGATAGGTTCATAGGTATCACCGTTATAAACGGCCTGACTAAAAGGCGCTTGTTCTTTCTGAAACCGGCAAGAAATCACTGTATCTGTCCGGTTCCCGTAGTTTTCAAATACCTTTAATTGTGTGACTTTATTAACCAAGCAAGGGACTATTATAGTCTTCCTCGCTTCCATTTCATAACTATCCATTTCCGGATTGTATTTCTTACGTCCCCCACAAATTAAAGTAATTCGGTGCGGTGTCTTCATAGGAAAAATACCTTTCCACGTTCCCGCTGTGATCCGTCCAGGCCAAAGTCTTTGTTAAGAATGGCCATGTAAGGTTTGAATAGGTTATCCCATTCCTGGTAAGTCACGGAATAACCATCAACCGTTTCAGACGTTACACCTTCCGAACCTTTCCGCCCGTATAGCTTATACACCACGTTTTCAATCATGAAATTATACTTACTAGCGATTTCAGCCGTGCCTGTTAGGCCTTTAAAATAGCTTTCAGCGTCTTCCACTAAATCAGTTAACAAATCATTTTCTAAATTGTCAGTCGGATCAATACCCAACCGACGCTTAATTTTTGCAAGTTGGGTCGCTTCCATCTGCTCTATTCCCCTTCGATAGTTTGGGCAAGTGCTACTAGATCCGCTTTTTTGGCGTCCGCTTCATATTCTACGCCCGCGGTATCTAGTAGCTCTTTCAATTCTGCCACTTTCAATTTTTCAACTGGTTTTTCTCCAGCTTCTTCAGCCGGTGCCACTTCTTCAGTCGGTGCTGGTGCTTCCGCTTTACCTTCAGCAATGATCACACCTTTACCGACTAATTCAGCGATCCGGGCGCCCGATACAGAAAAATCAGGGCGCGGGTATAGGTCACCGACTTCATAAAAGCGGTTATTATCTTTAGTGTCGATAATATTACGGGTTACAATATAGGCCATTGACTACCTCTTTCTAATTGATTAGACGTTTTCAGCGCTAGCGGTCAATTTGGCAAAGGCGTTTGCCTTAGTAACCATTACAGCGATATCCATAGTAACGCGAATTGCTACCATTTCTTGTTCAAACAAGTTAATAGGCGTATCATCTGAATTTTTCATGGTTGAAATTTGGCCTTCTTCAGAAATCTTGAAGTTAATGTTGTAAGGTACACCATAGATCAAGCTGTTAAAGTCACCGGCCAAAAGGTCGCCTTTCTTAAATTGTTTAGATTTAAGATCCACGGTAGTAATACCGTCAATGGTATTAGTCGCTTTGTCGTAAATTGTTTTCTTGTCGCCGTCACGGCTTTCACGCAAAGCAGAACGGTTTTGAATCTTAGAAACAAAGGCATTAGGGTTAATATCAGCTTCATAAAGCTTATCTTCCAATTTAAGAAGGTTTTCATAGTTGATAGGACCAACAACAACCTGACTTGAATCTTTGGCGGACTTAGCAACTGAGTTTGCAAAAGGCGTTTCATGGCCCAAAAGTCCAGCTTCATCAATCTTAGTATAGAAGGCTTCCACGATCTGCGGTTTCATGTCTTCAAAGAATTTTTCCCATGTATAGTTAAGGGCTTCACGGGAAGCAACCAGGATAATACCCAATTTGTGGGCTTTAAGGGTAACCGGTACGACTTCAGGTTTATCAGTCTTGATTTTTTCGGTTTCATTTACCCAATAAGCTGAAACTCCATCTGTTTGAACGTAAACGGTTTTTTCTTGCAAACCGTCCATTTCATGGTATTGACCAAGTTGCATTACTACGGAGTTTTCTGCTACGTCCTTCATAATGATATCAGTCATTTTCTTGGTAAAAGTTCCGTCTTTCTTTTCTGAAACTAGGACTTTATCAGGATTAAAAGTTTGTACTGTCATATTTTAAAATTCTCCTTTAAGGTTATTTAATGATTCGGGAACTTCGGAAAATGTCCCCTTTGTCTTTGCTTTCTGCCCCGTTAAGTTCGGATGAAACTTTAGGGGGTTCAGATTGCGAATATTCAGCCTTGATCTCGCTGATAATGCTTTCAAGGTCTGAAATAGCTTGTAAAGTACCTTCAGCGGTATCTTTAACAACAAAAGAAATCACTTTATCATTGACCGGAAGTTTCCGGCTGGAAAGTGTTTTAATAGCTTCATCTGTCAATTCTCGCTTGGTTTGTTCTTTCTCAAGTCCAGCGATCTTGTCTAGTAAAGCTTGCTTTTCTGCTTCAGCTTCTTTCCGGCGGTATTCTTCCAATTCCTTGCCAGTCAGTTCGCTTTCTGCCTTGTATTTTTCCAAGGCTTTAGAAATTGCGTCCGCTGTATCTTTGGAATGTTTTTCTTCCAAGGATTTCAAACGGCGTTGCATTTCGGCCACTGATACCATCTTTTCGGCTTCCTGTGTCGGAGTGCTAGCTTGTTCCTCAACTGTTTCCGCTGATTGTGGTTCAACAACCTGTGTATTTTTATCTTCTGCCATTAGTAGGCTCCTTTCTACGCTTTTACGGGCAACCCCCCCGAACTCATGCAACTTTTAATGTCTTCAGCACGGTTTGGACAATAAAAAAAGAAGGTGAAATTCTAAATTTCATCTTCTTCATTAAGTTTAAAATCGTTTAAGGTGCTTCTACCGTCTTTGTATTTTAGTTCGATATGTCCATAGCCTGAACATCTACAATTAGGGTGCATTGGGTACATATTCACACCCTTTTCCAATTCATCAACCGGAAAGGCTTTACCGTCCAAAGGCGCGCATATTTCACACGCCCCAGGTTCGGCCACGAAAACAAAATGTGTAAACTCATTCGCTACCAGCATTTCTTTTTGTGTGTCCGCGTTGATCCGGGCGATTTCTGTTTTTATCAACCTTTCAGCACTTGACCGGCTAGCACCGTATTTTTTAGCTAGCCTGTCCCGTTCCTGCTTGTAACCCATCATATCCGTATAGATACGGTTAAGGGAAGCAAAGACATCCTTTTGTAAGGTTTGCTGTAAGCCTGTCTTACCCCAAACCCTGTTAGAAAATGATTCGCCGTAAAAATCGGCGTCTAAAATCGCTTCTAGGCGCTTTTTCACTCCCTTGGATGAATTACCCAAAATCCCCGCTTGGCGCTCAAATTCGCTTAGTATTTCGCTTCTACGGGCCTTATCAAACATTTCATAAGTTTCCGCTGTCAGATTTTGGATTTCCAAGTCTAATTCAGCCTTTAAGAGTTCCAGCCGGCTTACTTTCATCTTTAAGTTATAAACTCTTAGCCATTCATTAGTAGCTGGGCTGAAGTCTTTTTCTTTTACCGCTTTATAGGCCTTACGATTGAACTTAGTAACGTCCATTCTGTCAGCCCGTTTCATGGCTTCTTGCTTGGTCAGTCCTTCACGGCCTGCATAATTGATATAGAAGCGGTCTATTTGGGCCTGAAGACGGTTATACGATTCCTGATAGATTTCAACCAAGATCCTTTCACGCTCTAAATCCCGCTTCATTAAAGCGGTTTGGGCCTTGCGTTCGGCGTTGTATCTCCTATTGTCCGCTATCTTCAGATTCATCCTTAATACCTATGCTTTTCGCTCTTTCAAAATCGCTTGCGCCTTCTTCTTTCTTGATCCGGTCTACTTCCGTTTCATAGTCGGTAAAGCTTGCGTTATTAAGAAGGGTTTCTTGCGATACTTCCCCACCAGCTTCAATGTAAGCTTTTATTTCCGTCCAAACATCTTGCGGAATGTTAGGGTGAAAAGTAAAGGTTAGCTTGTTAGCTTCGATCTTAGGACCATTTACAGCATTATGAATGTTACTGATCAATTCATAACGCCGGCGCAAAGCCTTTGTAAAATATGTTTCCTTGTCTTTGCGTACCTGTTCCAGCCCGATCATCTTATAAAGTAAGGCAATTCCTGACTGTGTGGAATTAAAGCGATCATCATCAAGGTTAGGAATACGACTAAAGCGGTGAATATCATTCGCCAAACGGTTTTTATAAGCTTCCGTACCCTGTACGTCATATTGTTTATAAATATAGCCGGCGTCCGCTGTCGTTTGCTGGCCCGTTGCGCTGATTCCGGTTTGAAGTAGTAGCGTATTAGCGTCTTTCATCTTGGCCACATTGTCAGCCGTTGCCCCGATAGCGTCCAAATCACCCTTAATCAATAGCATAGCGTCATTTAAATCGCTCATATAGTTCGCTGTGTCTGATTCGCTAGCGTCGTAAGCGTCAATTAGGGAAATTTCACTTTCATAGTCGCCCATTCTGTAACGGTTATTCCACCATTCAACTACCGGAATATCGTTATAATTGTGTTTAGTGATTTCATCAACCACAAGGGCGGGCGAATTGTAAGAAAACGGCTTATAGGTGATAACCTGATCTTTGGTATAAAAGGTCATGTTTACCTCGCCATTATAAACAGGTAAATGAACGGCCCCGATTATGTTTTGTTCTACCGTTAAGTCACGAATAACAAACATTTCAAGCGGACTAATCAAAACAACCCGGTCCATATTATCCCGATCACGGAAGTGATATTCATAGGCCCGGCCATAAACTGAAGCGTCAAAGGCTAGATCATTATTTAGGGCGTTAATATCATTATTCCATTCAATTTCTTTGATTGTTTGGAGCTGTTCTTTCTGTCCACCTTCCAGCACTCCCACGGTTACGGGGTTACCGATAACGTAAGAAGTAGCAAAGCTGGAAATATAACCACCCCAGCGGTGTCTTACCCGGTAATCAGCTTTCTCTTTATCCAGCCGGCGTTTCCCGTATAAAATACTGTGGTTTTCTCCTTTGGCGTAAGAAGCCAAAATACGCAAGCGCTTCTTTTGGCTTTCAAAGAATACCGTTAACATATCCTTTAAGGCTTTCTTACCTTCAGCAGTTTCTAGCAAAGCTTCACTAGAAGAATATCTAAAGGGTTCATTTGAGATAGGATCGAAGCGCAAAGAATCGTTCCTACTTCCTGTTTCAATATCTAAACCGTGTTCAAATTCGTTTACATGATCCATTTATTACCTACCTCCTAAATAAGCGATTTACTTTTGAAATCGTCTTATTAACGTCTAAATCTTTCTTAGCTTGGAAAATTCTATCTTGAATGGCGTAGCGCATAGCGTCCAAGCAGTGGTTATAGCTGTCCACCGGCTCGTTAATGTATTCATTAGTTGCCCGGTCCTTCTTCCAAGTGTAATTCTCTAATTCCTCAATAGTCTTTACACATCTTTCATCTACGATAATTTCATATTGTAGAATGTATTGGATACCTTGCATGACTGACCCAGGGCCTTTCATAACATCAATCACCCGTGGAATATCTAGGTTTCTTAATTCCTGATTAGATTTCTTTTCAGCACTATCCGCCCTAATAATCTCTTTAGCATATCCAAGGGCCTTGATCGCTTCAGCTATCTTGTCATTCGTAAGGCCTTTTCTTACATATTCCTCCACGATATAAAGGCGCCTATTTTTATCATCAATTTTAATGTGCATGAAGGCGCTAGGGTCGTTAATGAAACCATAGTCAAGGCCAAAATATGACGGGAATTGTTTTAATTCTTCCTTGTTTAAGAGTTGCTTCTTATACTTTGGAAATACAAGCTTGTCTAGCGTTGCGAACTCTCCTAAAGCGTAAATTTTGTAATAGGCTTCGTTCCTGTTTGCTAGTTCCTCAATATTCTCTTTTGTTACATCATCCAAGAAACGATTATCCCTATAAGTTGTTTGATAGATAACCGTGTTTTTGGGCTTCTTCACAAAGAAAGCGTTATATACCCAATTCACTTTAGATACCGGGTTAAACATCAAATAGATCTGCTTGTTAGGGTGTTTCTTATCCCGTAGCCGTAGGGTCAACTGTGTATAATCGTCTAGCGTAAATTCTGAAGCTTCCTCCATAACCACGTCGGAAATGCCTTTAATAGACTTAATTTTTTCCGGATTGTCTAACCCTTTAAAAATGAATTGGGCGCCGTTTGGTAGTTCGATACGATAAGCGGAATTATTAACTTTACAAGCACCAAGAAGGCCCCAGGCTTCCAAGCATTGTTTGACATCCTCAAAGATAGAATCATAAACGCTGGACCCTACTTTCCGCAAAAAAAGAACCTTCCTTGGATACTTCCAAGCCTGAAGGCTCTTAAAAACTACTTTTTGGATAACTCCATGACTTTTCCCGGATGAAGCCCCGCCATAGTGAATTTCTGTGAAGGTGCTATAGTCGGTTAATTTATCGTAAATGTGCTTATTAAAAACCCGGCTTGGATTTTTAATTTTTATTTTAATCTGTGGTTTCTTCATCGTCCCAGCTACCTAGTTCAATTTCTACCACCCTTTGAGTGATTTCTTGCCTATCCACAAATAAGCCGTAACGCTTACCGAGGTCAACCGCGGAAGCCCGCCTTGTTGCTACTGAAGGTTTTGCTTCCACTACCCTTTGATAACCTTCACCATCTAGGACCAAAAGCGGTTCAGTGACTTCACCACGCATTACAGCGGTTAAAAACTCTAGCACTTCTTGTTGATCCGCGACGCGTTCAGACTTTAGTTTTTCAAGCTGTTCATCTATATAGGCTTTTACCTTAGTATTTCTTAGCAATTTACTACCATTTACTTCAGCGGTTTTTATATTTTTGATTTTCGGATACGCCTTTTTATAAGCTTCCGTAGCGTTCAATGAAATGATATAATAATCTGCAAAAATCTTTTGCCTTTCCGTCATTCCCAAAATCTTTTGGCTCCTTTCTGATAAAATACAATAAAAAAAGGATAAAACGCCGTTGTTTTATCCCCATTACTTGACAAATACCATTGTAACACATTGTCCAAATCGTGCCTTAACAATGAATGTCATTCACTATCATTCAAGATTTTATTTAATTCACAAATTGCGGACCGCTTTAAACGGTAGTAGGTAGGTAATGAAATACCATCCAAATCGTTGCAGATATCTAATACGTGTTTTTTGACTATGTAAGTAAGCCTTAGTACGGTCCTTTGCTTAGGGTCTTTTAATTTATTGATCATTCTACCAAGTTCTAGTTTTCTGTCAATAATTTCGGCCGTGTCTTGTTCTATAGCTTCCTTCATAACAATCAACTGTGTATAGACATCATCAACTTTCCGGCCCTTACCGCCTGAAACTTTATCGGCCTGAAATTTAGGGCTTGATAGTAGCCCGGCTTCTAGTTCATTAATTTCATCCATTCGGCTTTTAATGTCAATGTCTAATTTTTGCAATTCATCAAGTAATTCTTGTGCCTTGATACTCAAACCCCGTAACTCCTTTTGAAAAATGATATAATAAGAATATTCCTTATTAAATATATTTTTGTTTCATGAGAGAAAGTCGGTTTTGCAGTACGCCGGCTTTTTTTATTTTGGGCGCGTGTATCAGACGCCCGATAGATTTATATTTCTTTTAGGAGTTTTCAACCCCCTTTCTTAATAAAACTTTTCGATACACTAACCACCCGGAAGCCTTTTACAACTTGCGGGCGTAAAAATCAAACTCCAAGCAGTAAGCACCTTTCTTTAATAAGGTTTCTATAAGCTTCTTTCCGGGCCTTTCTTCGATCTTTGACTACTTTAGTTTCTGCCTTGCGGTATTTATCAATGTATTCCATAGCCATATCGTCAAACTTCCAGCAGTTTTGCGTTTCATTTTCGTTTAGATAGTCAGCCATGCAATTAGTAATTAACACCGGGTCCATAACCAACTCAAAGAGCTGAAGTACGGAAGGAGAAGGCATTTTGTTTCTTCTTCTGTAAAGATTAATTCTTGAAATTAACGTGTGAGGTTTCTCAACCCCTAAAAAAGCAATAAATTCTTCAGTAGAACGACATTCAAAACGTAAGCGGTCATACTCTTTAAAAAAGTCTTCAAAGTTGTTCATAGTGCTTTAGCCCTTCACCATTTACAGTTAAAGTCACGGGATCGCGTTTTTTCAGGCTTTTGATATCCGCAAGAAATAGAGTAACGTAAGCCAATTCAATTTCATCACTTGCGTGAGCCTTCCAAGATTCATATTTCTTTATAAGATCTTTTCCAAGTTCATTTTTTTAATTCCCCCTTATTTTTAGATAATCAGGTATAGGATCCCCCACTTTCAAGCTGTCGTATTGCTCCTTAGTTACTAGAAAGTTCCCATAACCTTTTATAGTCACCGTATAACGCCCCTCAAGGACGTTTTTAGCACTTATTTTCCCGGTGTGGTCAATTATACCCCCGGTATTATCAACTTTGTATATAATCGTTTTAGGCTGGTTTTCAAGCCTTTTAATTTTGTTTCTTTGTTCAATGACTTTCCAATTAAGCATTACAATTTGAAAGATCGCAAGGAAAGCAAGGAAGAAACTAAAACCTTCTTTTTTATTCATCATTCTCCTTTTTTTCTTTTTTTAAAATTCCCGTGCGATAGCTTCAATTACATTAACAGTCACACTATTTCCAGCTTGTTTGTAAAGTTGAGTATTGCTATTTACTTCTTGCGCCTTATCGAAAGCCCAATCTGGAAAACCTTGTAATCTCCAATATTCTCTAGGTGTCAATTTACGAATACGAAAATCTAGATCTGCCACTCCTTGACTCTCACCAGGCTTTTGTATAGCGATTTGTTTAGGCTCTTTGTAATCTGTTGCTGTCAAAGTTCCGATAATGCCGTTTGTACTATGCACGATTGACCTTGTTCCTTGCCGTGTTCCATTCGGATTTTTGGTATTCCCTACTATTTCTATTTTTGGCTGTTGATTATCAGATTTTGCATTTTCTCTGAGGATAGGAAAAACATTTCTGGTACGTTGTCCTCTAAGATGTCCGATAATGAACACTCGCTCCCGATTTTGAGGAACTCCGAAATTTTTGCTGTTAAGCACTTGCCATTCGACATCATACCCCAATTCATCAAGCGCTCCGATGATTGTTTTGAAGGTGTTCCCCCCATCGTGGTTAAGGAGCCCTTTGACGTTTTCAAGGAAAAGATACTTGGGCTTGAGAATACTTGCAAACCGTGCAATTTCAAAAAAGAGAGTTCCTCTAGTGTCTTCAAATCCTCGCCTTTCTCCAGCAACGCTGAAAGCCTGGCAAGGAAATCCCCCGCAAATAACGTCGACGTGTCCAATTGCTCGGACTTCGTCGTCTGTAACTGTTGTAATGTCATGTAATTCAATTTCCCCTTTTGTGTTATGGATTTCTTTATAACTAGCTCTTGCGAATTTGTCAATCTCACAAAAACCTATACATTCGTGGCCAGCGGATTCCATCCCCAGGCGGAAACCGCCAATCCCCGCGAATAAATCTAAAAATTTCATTTACTCTTTTTTCCCCTTTCTGTTAGCCCTAAAAGCTACGATACAAGCCCACAATAGGCCCAGCGCCCACACAAGAATAAATAGCAAACATAAGAAATTATGCAGATCCATCTTGAATTACCCCGTTTTCTAGTTTTGTTAAAAGCTTGTAAAGTTGCTCCATTGTATGAACGGTTACAAAATCACCGCTATAATAAAGCTGATTAAAGTTAAAAACCGTACCACTCATTAGGTATACTTCAAAACCTGAATTATTCACACCCTTAAATCTAAAAATAGATTTAATATTATTAGTGTTAATAATAAAATTGTTTTTGATTTTATCAACTTCTACCATTCTCAAATACACAAGCGCCATTTTTATTCCCCCTTAATTCGAAAGCCTACAAAGTTTTGATCATATTCAGGATTTTCATAAATGTTCCCGATAATTTCAGCTTTATCCAATACATCTGTTTCATAAGGTGAAATACAATCCGGGTCCATGACGTTCAAACATTCTAAATAGAAGCCATTACCTGTTAAAACGCCCTTACCAGCGTTATCATAATAGCGGTATTGTCCAAAGCGTACAATAGCTTTTATGTAATCAATTTGAAGAACATCCCCTTCAAAGATTTCTTTATTATGCTTGTCAAGTGTTCCGGTTGTTTGCATAACTACCACATTTTCAAAAGGAATTGAATAAGGTACCAAGAAATCACCACTTTCAATCTGTTCAACAACTACTTCAGTTTGTAACCCAATAGCCATTAAACGTTTAGGCTGAATCATCTTTTTTTCTTTTTTCTTCCACGCTCTAAATTTTTGCTTCATTATTTCACTTCCTTTACTTCCACCCCTGGGCAATCAAATACCCAGCCAAAACCGGAATTTTCCAATTCTTTGCGTGTGTGCTCGGTTCTATACCCATCGACTTCATTTTTTGAAGCAAAAAAATATTCTCCAGACGATAAAGCTTTATTAAGATAGCGACCGTATCCAGAAACTCCTTTCATCTCAACCAAATACCGCTTTTCTTGTTCAACCTCGTAGCCGTCCAACCAGGCACGGGCAAAAA